GCGGCAGTTGTCGTATCCCACCTGCTGAACGTGTTCCTGTTGAGCTTCCTCGGCTAAAATGGATCTACACCGAACCTGTAACTGTAAGACAAATGCCTCTCATCAACAACTCCGAATGCAAGTACATCATGGGATCTATCGAGCGCGGAAATGAATACCATAGGACCGTGGGTACTCAAGTCTTTAACGAGTTGCTCGGTTATATCGAGTCAGCCGGTCCAGTAAAGACATTTGCAAAGGCTCTCTTCAATCGTAAGCCACCAGTCCTTCATATTCCCAATATTCCTCGGTATGTAACCACGAATGATACCGAGATTGATGATATTGATAAGTACAAGCTTGTCAGTGATTATGGAATGATTCGGCGTCTTGAGAACCATGTTGGTCATGTCAAGATCACAATTGAATATACTGGATATTCACACATTGCAATGCAGGTAAAATTCGTTCCACAGGTTATCAATAATCCCGAGGAAGAGCAGTCTGTAGAGCTTCCTGTTACAGATGATGATGAGAGCATCCAGGATCGTATGCTTCGCAAGGAGACTTCCTGGTAATACATAATATGACAACACCCCATAACTGCAACGCTTGTAGCGTATATATTTATGATGTCCTGAACTGCGATCTTTCAAGTCAGGACATTTATTACGGTTTTTACAATTTCAAAGCTGTAAAAAAGATTCTTCCAGAACTGGTCCGAGAGTTTCAGAGGATTGCCTCCGATCATCATTACGATGTGTTTGATACACCCGATCCTCGCCGTTCAATGTTCATTGTCACTCGGTTGATCGAGGAAGATTTTGTGAAGAGAACGGGGATCTCCTATCATGGAGCTCTTGCAAGAGGCAAGCCACATCAGATGGCATTTCATTGGGTGAATCATTATTTCAAACGATTGTCCGGTCTACAGCAGATTCATTATGAACATTCGGGTGGTGTTGTTGAAGCTCCAATGCCGAAACTTGACCTAAAAACTCTTTTGAGGTACCTTGATGCAGGTCATATTTCTCCAGAGAAAATGGAAATGTACCTTAATGAACATGATGCATTGCAGTAGATTCGGTTAAAGACAAGTCGGCTTAAAGAAGTAATGTTCCTTCGACCTATTTATTTACAACAACCCCCTGCATGGTTTTACCCGCGCATCTTAGTCGGAGCAGGCGAGATGCTCTCACAGGGTTTTTCACGTAAATATGGGATTACCCATGTCATTAACTGTGCATTTCCCGAGGATTCTCCAACCTGGTTTAAGAATGCATTTCCAACCCGATACGCATGTTTGAGTGCACACGATACTCTCCACTCTAACATTTTGGATTGGTATCCTAAGTTTGAAGAGACTTTGACGGCGTTTTTGCGTGCTCCTGGATCGGGAACTGTCTTTGTCCATTGCCAATGTGGAATTAATCGCTCTGCCTTCTTGGCGCTGACCTATATTACGACACATTACAACATGCCGTATGAACCTACCTTCGTAGCACTCAAACGCCAGCGACCTTGCATGTTGACAAATCCGATCTTCAGGAAGCAGACTGAAGAGTTTGTAAATGGACGTGTTCCGAATTCGGAAAACCAGGGACGTGGGGACGAGCGGGTCGTCAATGGGGACGCTGGACTCTGTCCACCAGGAACAGGTACAGGGTTTGCGGGATTCGGGTGCTAAGCAAGAGGAACTAAAAGCCCGGATCGCTGAACTTCAAAGTCAACGTGAAACGCTAAGTGCCTCGAATGAAATCACAGATATTGTGAGGTGTTCGCACGTGGATTCGCAGATTCGCGAGATAGAACAGGAACTTGCTCAGTCCAATCCAGTGGAAGAGTACTACATGAAAAACATGGATATCTTACTTGATTATTATGGAAAACAGGATGCAACTTCAACTCCATCCGCTCCTCTCCCAAAAGATGCCAATACGTTCCTTAAATTCTTTGTCGCAAATGTGCCCATGACGGATACCGGATTATCGAAGAAGCAGATGTTTGACGAGTACGTCACTCGTATGAAGCTCACGAACGGGCCTGAAGCCACTCAGTTGCTGACGGAACATTGTGTCGCGTGCAACACTGCGCGGGAAGAGATCAGTTCGGAAGGCATTCTTGTGTGCCCAAGTTGCGGGTCTGAGGAGTATGCGTTGGTTGTGTCGGATTTCCCATCGTTCCGTGATCCCCCAAAGGAGAGGAACAACTACGCCTATAAAAAGATTAATCATCTTAATGAGATCCTTAATCAGTTCCAAGCGAAGGAATCCACCATTATTCCCGAAGAAGTTATGAATGAGGTCGTTCTTGAGATCAAGAAACGTCGAATTGATAATATTGCTGATTTGTCAGAGGAAGACATTCGTCAGATCCTTAAGAAACTGGGACGGTCCAAGTACTACGAGCATCGTGCTCACATCCTGAGTCGGTTGAATGGAAATCCGCCCCCGACCATCACCCCTGAGATCGAGGAAAAGGTCCGAGCAATGTTCCAGGAGATCCAGGCACCGTTCTTGCTGTACTGTCCCAACGACAGGACCAACTTTTTGTCGTATTCCTACATTCTCTACAAGTTCTTTGAGTTGCTGGACTTGGATGAATACAAGGTCTTCTTTCCTCTGTTGAAGTCTCGTGATCGCTTGATAGCTCATGACCAAATCTGGAAAAAGATATGCGACTACCTGAACTGGGAATTTATTCAGAGCGTGTAAGTAATGAAACTTACACCCCAAGAAGAAGCGGTATTAGTCTGTTATATCGCAATCTACTACAACTGCAACAATGCAAAGGAGATTGGAGATATCATCAAAAAGTATGGGTCAAGTACCAGTAGGATTGTCTATAGGGGTCAGGCTAAAAAGGACACTACGATTGACAATAGGAAGCCCTTTGTATCTACAAGCCCATCCCGGGAGATGGCTGAGCAGTTTGTAGAACACGATTGGGAGGCGAATAAGAAGGTTGGGAATCTATTCAAGATACATCTTGAGAACGCCAAGTGGCTAAGCACAAGAAGTATTGACTTTACGCTTACGGATGAAGTCAAGGAAGAACTAAGAAAGATAAACGGCAAACCGATTCAAAAAGAGAAGGACTATACCCTAGATGAGTTCTGGCCACAGATTAAGACACGCCTTGCCGAACTACTTGCTGAGGGCGAAGAGATATTGGTCTTGACTGGCGGTACATTCAAGAATACAAAGGGAGTCGGTCAGATTGAAACATGGTATTCGGTTGGTGGACGCCGGCGCAAAACTCGCCGGTCTACTCGCGGTCGCTCGGCAAGCTCATAAGACCATACAGCACACCGAAAAACACAAGGGTATGAAGCATAAACCCAAACGCCGTAGGGCACCCGTTAACTGCGACACCTGCAATCAATGAGTTCACAAAGCGAAAGGTAACTGGATTTGCCACAAGGAAAAATGCAAGAGTGGAATACAACGAGTACTTGAACTTCAATCCTTCAGACTTGACGGCCATCTTTGTTTGTAATAGAGTAATAAATGGTTTTCTATGTGTTGATGTTCTGGGTGGGTATCGTAATTCTGATTGGTTCGCACGTCCTCCTTTTTAAGTCTATGCCCGGGCATTCAACGATTGCACTCGTTGCGACTGCGTTGGTGTTTGTCGGCTCCAAACTTGGACGTGAGTTTCTTGGTTTGGCGTAAGTCCTATTTATACTTTCGCCCATGGAACAATCAATGGAAGTGGGTGGTATTGTCATAGGTATCGCCGCATTTCTGAGTATGTTTGTGGTTGCTTATGTTTGTCGTCTCAAATCTCGTGAACCTCCTGAACCTGTTGTAGTTGTTCGTGATGAGGACCCTGGGGATCCTTAATAGCCTTCCTTATTCCTACACACCTCACATAATGCAAACTTCTTGTGCTTGAACTCCTTCTTGCACTCCCAGCAGGTTCTCATATAGAGCTTTGCCACAGCCTCCTTGAGATCCATTACAAGATTGTCTGTAATGAGACCCACGAGCATGATTGTAATGGGCTTGTCGCCACCCGAATTGTCTGTATAGGACAGCCAGGTTCTTCCCTTTTGAAACATCACGTCCTCTTCCTCATAATCGTGTGGGTCGAAGTAGTGTGTGTAGTGCTCAACAAACTCGCAGATGACCTTGTCTGGAGACACATCCTTATCGCCGGAGTAGAGGTTTGAGTACTCAAAGATTGCAATTTCGTATGACATGTTGTATATGAAAAATAATTAAGTTACCAAGTTGAATCCATTTTAGACGAGAGATTTTCGTGTCTTTGATTCAATCGCCAACTTCACATGAAGTTCATCCAGTGTCGTCACGATCGCAATGTTCTCAACTGTAATATCCTCCCTCCATAACTCATACGCAAACTGATACAAACGAGCCTTGACAGCTGTCTTGGTTCGTTTGAGTTCTTCTGCTACCTGCTTTAGAGTCATCCCATTCTGCAAGTGCTGGATCATTCTCATCTCTTCAGGTTCAGTCCAATATTCTCCACGACGAGACATTGAAAAATTGATGTTTGTTGTGTGAAGGTTTCTGT